ACTGATTACCAGTAGTTTAGGATTTATTTATTACTCATACAACGGGGGTTATGTCTACTCTTTTTTAGAAAGTAAATAGTTTATAGTTAGATTGTACACCTTTACATGTTGTCAGCCTATCGTTCGCAAATCGCAAGATCAGTAGGTCAAATTGCGTCAAGGGTTGATCGTTTCATATCGTTTTATCATGATAAGTTGATGCGTCATTTTTTCGTTTGAGCCGTCACCTCTTTTCCATATTTGGCAATCGTTTCCATATTTGGAAGTACTACTCTTTTGTTCGTTGTTTTCGCTTTAAATCAATTTGATGCTGTTTTCTTAAATATTTCTATTCTTTGTTAATCAGGAACTTATGAAAGAGGTGTTGACAAGATGTAGAAAATGCTACTTAACTTTGCGGTATCACATTATTACCAACTCAAATATATTATTACTTATGAAAACTACAGAAATTGACACAATTACAAAACTAGAGGAAAATGGCTATATTGGCACTGACGCTTGTCTTGCTACTTCATTATTTGAATACGGTTTGGCTTGGAAAGAAGATGAAAAGCAAATCGAATTTATCTATGGTATTGGCATGGAAGGTTGCGATTACAATCGATTTGATCGTTGTTCTTTTGATCTAGATTTAGATGTCAGGAAAGAGTTTGACTGGGCTAACTTTAATGAAGTGGAAAGTTTTATCGGCTCGACCAGTCAAGAGTTTGACAGCTTACCATTACCACAAAAGATAGCTGATTTAGTTAGCTATTATGGCTTTGAAAATATTTTTGGAAGTAGCTACTGGGAAGGCTTTGAGATACGAGAAAATAACTAATCACTAACAACACAAAAAACACATTATTACTTATTATGAACCAAAACGAATTCAATTCACTTATAGATTCACTTGTTGATTCTGTTAAAGATTACAACCTTGATGATTCATTCGATCCTTACAACGCAATCGTTGAAATATGTGACAACTGCAAGCACTCTTTTGAATACTATCGATCTTGGCAACTTGTTAACTTTGTAAGATTCGAACATTTCAACGCTGAAGGGGGATTAGGCTTATTTTATGAAGTAGAAATGGAAGTTAAACACAATGGTCATAATACTGATGATATTAGCCTTGACGATTATATGTTAACCTTTGCTTACAATATCTTAAAGGTTGCAACTCTTAAAAAGTACAATGAGCAAGAAAGCGAGGTAATGGCATAATATGAGGGAAGTAACTTATAACTGTGAAGGGTGGTCTGATGTATGGGTTTACAATTGCGGTTGGCAAATTAAAGGCTCGCATCCTTACCGAATGATATTTTTTGGAGATCAGATGCTAAACCAACCAATAGGCATTTTAGATTTCTACAAAGAAACTGGCATTTTACCACCCAAAACAAATTAATAATATGAATATGAAAACCGAAAACAACGAAAACGACAACATTGACAACTGGATGCCTAAAACATCTAAAAAAGAAATATTTATAGCTGTAATCCTGAGCCCATTTATCTGCCTAACCTTTTGGCTATGGCTGATAGTTATATGTGCAATAGAAGGGAAGTAAAACAATATGAAGAATAAATTCAAACTATTACTAGAAATTAACCAAGATCAATTTGACGAACTCAAGTATTTGTTAGATTTACAACTTGCAAGAGATACAAACCTTGTGAAATACAATGAGGACGAGGAATTAATTGAATCCTTAAAAGACCTTAGAAAACAATTGAGTTATCCTATTTTGCAAGATCATCCAAGCGTAGAAAAATAACTAAATAAGACCTAATAAAATGAAAGAAGAACTGGAAGTACTAATAACTAACACAGAAACCACACAAAACTGGAGCGATAGACAATGCTTTGAATTTACAGAGCAACTAGCTAGTTTCATTGATGGTTTGTATTTAGATCAAAAAGCAGAATTAATCAGAATAATTCAGGAAAGCTAATAAGATGAAACCAATATTACTATTACTGACCCTATTCTTGTCCACCAGTTGCAACTCTTACCATCTAACCGATCATCCAACCGACACTTGCCCATCCGACGAAGGCTTTAGTTGTCCGATTGACGGCAGTCCTTGTCCCTTTTGTACAACCAACCAATAGAAAACCGATACAATGAATAAAACCGATAAAGAAAAACTTAAAGAAGCTTTAGAACACCTTGATGACTTGTTTGAACAATCTGATGAAGATACTCCTTTAGAATACCGATCACAAGGATTTACGGACGCATTAAGAAACGCTGAAGATTTACTAATTGAACACGGACTAAGGGTAAAGGATGACTAACATCTGCAAAGTCTGTGGCTTAACGCTTCAAGGCATGGAAAACGAGGTTGAGGACATATGCGTATCGTGCCTTGCCGACCTATGCTTTCCACCCAGTAATAACTACAATATAAAAGAGGGCTGTATACGCCAGTCAACCGATAATCCTATAAATAAAACCGATAAAAACAATGAACGAAGAAAACCTATTCAACATACAAACCGAACAATTAAACCAAGAGATAAAAAAGATTCAATGGATTGTTAAAAACTCCGATCAACTTATCCGAGCTATTCGCAAAGAAGTAACGGATGCTAACGCTGAATATTTCAACGATGAAAACGCAAGCGTTGATTCTATCTTTCGAGGTGGAGACTTTGACAACTTTATTACAAACTACATAAGCATAAAGCTATGAGCATGACCACATTACTCTGTATTGTATTTATCTTTATTCTATTCATTTCAATGCTGTATTCCGATTAATTAACCGACCTATGAAAGAAACCATACTTACACCTGAACTTATGATCGAAGAACTTATGTTTTACATTCACCAAAACGAGATGGGAGGGGATTGTATTGACCCTGATAACCGATTCTTCCCTCTTTATCTAGAATTACAGAAGCTCCTTGACAAGCTGAACAACGAACGACATGACTTGTACGTGTCCGTGAAAAATGATGAAACGAATACAGCAAGCTAAGATACAGACAGGTTCATCAAAAACTAACCGACGATTTAAAAGGGGTGACAAACATCCTGTTGAATCTCGTTTATATTTTCACAAGTACAACTCAAGAACAGGCATTGAAACTTGGGCAACATCTGAAGCGTTGAGAAAAGAGGACGAAAGAAAAGCTAAATGGTATGTTACTACCGACCAAACCACAAAAAAGCGTGAGAGGTACAATGAAGATGAAGAATACAGGGATCATGTGTGTTTATTGAGTAGAGAAAGTAAAGCTCGACCTAAGAACAGAAAGAGAGCTAATGCTGTTGAGAGCGACCGAAGAAAAAGACTAGGTAAAAAGCACATACAAGCTGTGCAGAAAAGATCGATGGCTAAAAGACCGGATTACTATAGAGAGTTGAGCAGAAAAAGGACTATTGAATATCAGTATAGACAAGCAGTAAAAACACACGAGTTGTCCGTCGATGATAAAAACTATATGCGTGTGGTATATAAGCAATCAAGGCGTGTAAATAAATGCTTGCAAACTCACGTTTTTGATGTTGATCATATCGTTCCACTAAATCGAGGAGGACTACACGAACCCACTAACTTACAACTAGCACCATCATCTTGGAATCGTTCGAAACAAGATAAGAACGACGATTTTTGGGAATGTTGGTACAAAGAAAACTACAACAAATGACACCGAGAAAAAAGATTACTTACATACACAACACTAACCCGAACGAGTCAACGACTGAGACTACTACTTACTACACGAGCGTTGAAGAATTTACCACGGCTATGCAACGACGGAAAGAAAAGCTTTACCCACATTTAGAAACCGAGATTGTTGATGTTGAAGATGTGGTTATTGATCCGTATGCATCAGCTTTCAAAGAGGATTCTCGTTACAGATACAACGGATAAACAAACAAACAAACACTAAACTGAGATGGAAGAAACGGACGAACACGAGGAGGTATTGGAACATTTAGACGAGTCCATATCTGCACTGGTCACGAAAGGGTACGACTTGTTTTGGAGTAATAATGAGTTGTGTTACGATAGTGAGTTAAATGTTGTACGCAGTGACCGACCTCGTGTTCGTCCTCGTACGTGGTTTTGCCACATGAATGAAGACGAAAGAGAACGGTTGACCAAGTGAACGCAATCGAAGCCGAGATGAAACGATGGGGACGAGCTACCTATCGCCAGTTCCAACAAATCTACAAAGAAAGTGAGCGTGGTAGTGAGATGGACAGCAGTAAGCGTGTGTTAAGTAAGCTTGCACCACAACTAGCAGTACCTGTTGAAGACTTCTTTAACCGATTTGCCAGTGATGACAGTCCGTCGATGCCGTTGTGGTTGTGTTACATAGCAGACTTTCACCCTCAAATGGTAGCACAGATAGCTTTAAAGACTGTGTTGGATAAGATGTACGCAGATGTCCGTCACTTTACAACACTGGCAGGGGAAGTAGGCAAAGCATTTGAAGAGATAGCAAGACAACGAGTAGCTGAACAGACCGTGCCTAAGAATAGAATGTTTGGTGTACGTGTACCGAAAAGTAAACGGTCAAAGATGCAACGCTTTTATAATGTTGAAAAGAATAACCGACGGTTCAGCTGTTGGGAGAGACGACACAAGATAGCGTTGGGTGCGTGGTTGTTGGGTGAGATAAAGGCTCATACTGGATTGATAGATACACGAGTCGAACGGATGGGAAAGAAACAACGGAAGCTTGTGTTCCTGACTGATGAATTTACTGACTGGGTACGACGGTTTGATACGTGGAAAGAGATGCTTGATCCGATGCGTATGGCATTGCCGACAAAACCGAGAGACTGGGTAGACTTTTACAACGGTGGATACGAGAGCTTTGACGATCCGTTTGTTATGAACCGACCGAACGGTAGCAACTACGACTTCGCAAGTATGAAAAATCTTTACGTGTCCGTGAATAATGTACAGCAGGTAAAGTGGAAAATTAACACGAAGATTTTAGATGTTGCTCGAAAGTGTTGGGAATTGGAACGAGTCTTTGACTTCCATGAAGTACCACTGCAACCGTACCTTGAGAACGGCAACGAACGACCTGAAGAACTGAGACAATGGAAGTTTAAACAGGACAAGATACGACGGATGAATGAGAGTAATCGTGGTCGTCGTTTACAACACGCTAAGATATTACACCTAGCTAAGAAGTATAAGGAGTGGGATGAAGTTTACTTTCCGGCACGTGTTGATTACAGAGGTAGGGTATATTATATGCCAGCTTATCTGCACCCACAAGGTAACGACTTAGCACGTGGTTTGTTGTTATTCGGTGATGGTCAACAGGTTATGGATGAAGACGATCTTGAACGACTGCTGATCCACGGAGCTAATGCATGGGGTGTTAAGGGTAGCATTGAAGAACGGTTGCACTGGGTAGGTAAGCATCAGAAGTGGTTCCTTGAAACAGCTGAAGACCCAATGACTAACGACTGGTGGATGGAAGCGAGTGAACCGTTTGGATTCCTAGCATTTTGTTATGAGTATCAACAGTTTACGAAAGAAGGATATGGTTACGTTTCTCACTTTCCTGTACGTATGGATTGTAGTAACAACGGTATGCAGATATTACATTTGTTATTACGGGACGAGACCCACGCCAAGCACTGCAACTTGATACCTGACCAACCAGTAGGCGATATGTATCAGCACATAGCTGACCTTGTGTACGAACGTTTGAAGGATCAGTCGAGTGAGAGTTATATAGCTAGTCAATGGTTCCAGCACGGAGTAACAAGAGCTATGTCAAAGGCTGCGGTGATGAATAAACCATACGGTCAGTCGTATTACCACGTACTTAGTAATTTCTTAAGTATCATAGGAGACGACCATCCGTTTCAAGAGGGCGAGAACATCGACGCTATTAATTACCTAGCCGAACAGTTTAACACGGTAGCTCGTGAGCAGTTGGAGAGTGTTGTCCGTATACAGAAGTTCTTACGTGGTTGTGCCAATGCAATAGGAAATGAGATAATCAGATGGTCTACACCGAGTGGATTCAAAATTGTACAAGGACTGACGAAAC